AAAACAAGCACAGGATATACAATTAAAACTCCTGCATAATTATGTTTGACTTAAACATAATTAAACAATATAAATACACAATAATCAGGAGACAAAAATTATGGCATCAACATACTCAGATCTTGGCTTAGAGCTAATGGCAACCGGTGAAAATGCTGGTACTTGGGGAACAAAAACAAACGCAAATTTAAACCTTATAGAACAACTTACAGGTGGTCACTTAGAAGTGTCAATCGCAGGTGGTGCAGGAACAACAACTTTAGATATAGATGATGGTGCTTTAACAGGCACTGCTCAACAAAGAGTTTTAGACCTTACAGGATCAATTACTGGAAACAGAATTGTAACATTTCCTGTACTTACAGAAAATTTTTATTTTATAAAAAACAGCACTTCAGGTGCTTACACAGTACAATTAAAAGCAGCATCAGGAAGTGGTGCTACAGTTACTTATTCAGCAACTGATAAGGGTTGGAAAATTATTTATCTTGATGGTGTTGCAACAAATACTGGACTTTATCAACTTAATGATAATTTATCAGGTTTAAAAGTTGGAACAGATGTACAAGCTTATAATGCAAACCTTGCAGCAGTAGCTGGTTTAACATCAGCAGCGGATAAAGGAATACAATTTACAGGATCCGGCACTGCTGGAGTTTATGATTTAACGACTGCTGGTAAAGCATTGTTAGATGATGCAGACGCAGCAGCTCAAAGAACTACTTTAGGATTAACAACATCTAGTGATGTTCAATTTGACTCTTTTGGAGTAGGAACTGCAGCTTCAGGAACTACTGGAGAAATAAGAGCAACTAATGATGTTACTGCTTTTTATTCTTCAGACGTTGCACTTAAAGAAAATATTGTAAATATTCCAAATCCATTAGAAGCTGTAAAAAAATTAAATGGGGTTTTATTTGATTGGAAAAAATCGTATATAGATGAAAGAGGTGGCGAAGATGGCTACTTTGTAAGAAAAAAAGACGTAGGTGTTATAGCTCAAGAAGTAGAAAAAGTTTTACCAGAAGCAGTTGGTCAAAGACCAAATGGCATTAAAGCAGTTAAGTATGATAGACTAACTTGTTTGTTAATTGAAGCAGTTAAACAATTACAGGATAAAGTTGAAAGCTTAACAAAAAAGGAGGGTTAATAAATGGCTGTACCAGCTAACCCTAAATTATCCGACATTCAAGCTGAGTTTGGTGGATCTAATCCAATTTCATTAACAGAATATTATTCTGGTGGTCCTTTAGTACCAGCAGGCTCACCAGCACCAAATGGACCTATTCCAAGTTCAGGAGCGATTACAATGGGAGATTTTAGAGGAGCTGTATTAGCTAAATTTGTAACAGCTTCAGGAGGGTCGGTATCGACTTCAGGAGATTTTAAAATTCATACATTTACAGGACCAGGAACTTTTTCAGTATCAGATGCTGGTAACGCAGGAGGTTCAAATACAGTAGATTATTTAGTAATAGCTGGCGGCGGCGGTTCATCAGGAGATGGAGCTGGTGGAGGTGGAGCTGGTGGATATCGTATTAACTACCCTAATCCTGCAACTGGTGGTACACCTGTCAGTGCTACATCTTATCCAATTTCAGTAGGAGGAGGTGGACCACAAGCACCTAATTCTAGTGGTGGTAACAACGGTTCAAATTCAAGTGGTTTAGGTATCACATCAACTGCTGGCGGCGGTGGCGGTGGAGGTAACGGTACTCCCGACAAAGCAGGTAATCCTGGTGGATCTGGCGGCGGCGGTGGAGCTAGAAGCGGTAGCGCAGGAAGCGGAAATTCTCCTAGCGTTAGTCCTTCACAAGGTAATCCCGGTGGTAACCCTGCAGCTGATAGAGCTGGAGGAGGCGGTGGATCTGGCGGTTCCGGTGGAATCGGTGGTGGATCTTCAAGTTCTTCAAATATTAATGGATCATCTACAGATAGAGCTGGCGGCGGTGGCGGCGGTGGCGGCCCTGGCGGACCTGGTTCTTCAGGAGGCGGTGGTGGAGCTTCGGCAGGAACACCCCCAGGAGGACCTCCAGGAGCTAGTAATGCTACAGCTAATACGGGAAGTGGAGCCGGTGGTGGCGGAATGTCTAATAGAAATGGAGCTAGTGGTGGTTCGGGTATAGTAATAATAAGGTACAAGTTTCAATAGGAAATTAATTATGGCACACTTTGCAAAAATAAATGAAAATAATGAGGTTTTACAAGTTCTTACTGTAAATAATTCAGATGTTGTAAATTCAGAAGGAGTTGAAACTGAATCAGTTGGTCAACAATATTTAGAAACTCATAATAACTGGCCAGCAAATTTATGGATTCAAACTTCGTACAACACATTTAAAAACCAACACTCTAATGGTGGAACAGCATTTAGAGGAAATTGTGCAGCGGTAGGATATTTATGGGACTCAGTAAATCAAATTTTTATTGCTCCAAAACCATATAGTTCTTGGGTAAAAGATATTGCTACTGCAACTTGGAAATCACCAATTGGTGATGCACCCGTTTTAACGGAACAACAAAAAGCTGAAACATTGGCACAAACTCATCATTGGATTTATTTGTGGAATGAAAGCAACCAATCTTGGGATTTGACAAACACTTTAGCTTAATATATATTTTTCTTTAGAATGAAGAAGAAAGTATTATCTGAACAGTCATTGTTTTCTGGTCAAGTTTCTATGCCAAAAGGTTTTGAAATAAACTTAGAAAAATTATCTAAAAATATTTTAGATTCATTAATAACAAAATCAGACTTTAAAATTTCTAAAAACTGGGATATGTTAAATACATATATTATAGAAAATATTAATTTAAAATATGGTTTAAGATTAGAAAATAAAAAAATGTGGGGAAATGTGTATAGACCCAAAGAAAGAACCCATACTCTTTTAGAAGCCAATCTTTTTGATCTTAAAAACTCACCAGATTATACACTTCTTTATGGAGTAGATGTAGAAAATTGTTTTATAAAAATTTCTTATGATGATAACAGATTCAAAGGAGAGGGCTATGAAATAGAGCTTAAAAATAATATGTTTATTATATTTCCCTCAACAAATACATACACTATATCTAACGAACAAACGGAAAACTTAAATTTAATTCATACTATAGTTTATAATGAATATAAGTAATCATTATTGGTATTTTACATCTGCAATACCACCTAAATTATGCGATGATATAATAAAATATGGGTTATCTAAAAAAGAAGAAATGGCTGTAACAGGTGGTTTTGAAAATAAAAAATTAAATGATGACCAAATAAAAAATTTAAGACAAAAAAGAAATTCGGATATTGTTTGGTTAAACGATAATTGGATATATAGAGAATTACACCCGTATGTTTGTATAGCAAACAAAGCTGCCGGTTGGAATTATGAATGGGATAGATCTGAGTCGTGTCAATTTACAAAATATAAACACAATCAATATTATGATTGGCATTGTGATAGTTGGGATAAACCTTATGAAAAAGAAGGACCCGACAATGGTAAGATTCGAAAACTATCTATGACTTGTCAGTTAACAGATGGTTCCGAATACACAGGTGGTGAATTAGAATTTGATTTTAGAAACTATGATCCACATATGAGAGATGAAAATCAACACATAACAGTAGCAAAAGAGATTTTACCTAAAGGTTCTATTATTGTATTTCCTTCATTTGTTTGGCATAGAGTTAAACCAGTAACTGCTGGCACAAGATATAGTCTTGTTGTTTGGCATTTAGGAAAACCATTTAAATAAAATGTTTAAAGTAATAGATAATTGTATATCTAAAAAAAATCAAAACATTATAAAAAAAACTATGTTTGGATTACAAAAAAATTTTGCTTGGTATTTTGCTCAAGATGTTACCAATCTTAGAGGCAAACAAAAAAGACCAGCATTTTTTCATGATTTTGTTTTAAAAAAATACAACATTAATAGTAATTTTTATGGTATGATAAAGCCTATTGTAAAAGATAAGAATATAATTCAAGCCAGAGCAATATTACAATTACCTTTAAATAAAAAATTACTAGATAAAAAACATGATACACCTCATGTAGACTCTAAAGATCCACATATAGTTTATTTATATTATGTTGTTGATGCTGATGGGCATACTTTGTTTTTAAAAAATAATAAAATAGTAAAAAAAATAAAACCTAAACAAGGAAGGCTTGTGATATTTGATGGAGGTATTGTTCATACAGCAGAACAACCAGAAAAAGATAAACGTTGTGTTATTAATTTTAATGTAGATATATAAATGAGTTTTAAAAAAAATAAATACGCGGTAATTAAAAAAGCCATATCAAAAGATCTAGCGATTTTTATTGCAAATTATTTTAATATGCAAAAACAAGTTTATGATACGTGTAGAGCTACAAGATACATCTCACCCTTTGAAAATATTATAGGTCATTATGAAGGACAAGATGGACAGATACCACATACTTACAGTCAGTATTCTAGTATTGTTATGGAAACGTTGATGTTAAAATGTCAACCTAAAATGGAAAAAATAACAGGACTTAAATTGTATCCAGCTTATACATATGCAAGAATTTATAAAAAAGGTGATGAGTTGAAAAGACACAAAGATAGATTTAGTTGTGAAATATCTACTACTATGAATCTAGGTGGTGATGACTGGCCAATATATTTAGAGCCATCAGGTAAAGAAGGTATGAAAGGTATTAAAGTAGATTTAAAACAAGGGGATATGCTAGTCTATTCTGGATGTGAATTAGAACATTGGCGAAATAAATTTAGAGGTAAAGAGTGTGTTCAAGTATTTCTGCACTATAACAACCGTAAAACACCAGGCGCTAAAAATAATATGTTTGACAAGCGTCCACATTTAGGTCTTCCTTCTTGGTTTAAGCAGTAACATAAAATGTCCATACTTAAAAGATTTACTAAAGGATGTTTAAAAAATATTACTTATCCAAATAAACCAGAATCATGGCATGTACAAGGAATGTTAAAAGATAAGTCCAATCAAATATTTAAATTTGATGTTAGGGGTATGTCTAAAGCGGATGGAAACAGATTAGAAAAACAAGGAAAATTAAACTCTAAGGCTGAAAAAATGGTTTTTGAAACAATTACCCATTGGATTATATTTGATACTCAAGAGATAAATAAATATATAGAAAAAAACAACATTACAGACCTATTATTTGAAGATTTGATATCCAAACTAGAATGGAATATAGTACTACCAAAATAATAAAAAGCATATACAATGAGGAACTATGTTACAAAAGCTAGGGTTTTTACCAGGATTCAATAAACAAGTTACATCTACCGGAGCTGAGTCACAATGGACTGATGGAGAAAATGTACGTTTTAGATATGGTACACCTGAAAAAATAGGTGGATGGTCTCAACTAGGTTCTGATAAACTAACAGGAGCTGCAAGAGGTTTACATCATTTTGTTAATAAAGACTCTATTAAATATGCTGCTATTGGCACAAACAGAATTTTATATGTGTACTCTGGTGGTGTATATTATGATATACATCCTTTAACTAATCCATTAGGCACAGCAATTACAAGTGCATTTACCACGGCTAACGGATCACCAACAGTAACATTAACTTTTTCTGGACCACATGGTTTTATAGCAGGTGATATAATTTTATTTGGTGATACGTCTACGTTTAGTGCTATAACTAATTCTAATTTTGGTGCGTCTGATTTTTGTGATAAAAAATTTATGGTAACAAGTGTACCAAGTTCTACGATCATAACTATTACAATGCCTAGCAATGAAACAGGAAGTGGAGCTAGCACTTCTGGAGGAATAACTTATTTTCGATACTATCATGTAGGACCTGCAGAACAAGTAGGTGCTTATGGGTGGGGTATATCTTTATGGGGCGGAGAAATAGCTGGATCATTAACAACAACCTTAGATGGATCATTAAGTGCTAATGCGTTTGGTACAGGTGGTTCCGGAACAAATATTACACTAACTACTACTGTAGGGTTTCCAACTACCGGTACTAACTTTATACAAGTTGGAACAGAAGAAATTTCTTACACGGGAGTAGCGGGAAATAATTTAACAGGTATTACTAGAAACGTTAGGGGAACTTCAAACGCATCTCACTCTAATGGAGATGTAGTAACCAATACTTCTCAATGGACAGGATGGGGTTCTGCTGCAGTAAACACTGACTCAGTATTAGACCCTGGTCTATGGTCCTTGGATAACTTAGGATCAACTCTTATAGCATTGATACACAATGGAGAATGTTTTGAATGGAATGGTGATTTATCTAATGCAACAGCAACTCGTGCTACTATTATATCGGGTGCACCAACAGCGTCACGTGATATGTTGGTATCAACACCAGACCGTCACTTAGTATTTTTTGGAACAGAAACAACTATTGGTGATAAAACTACACAAGACGATATGTTTATAAGATTTTCTTCTCAAGAAAATATTAATGACTATACACCTACAGCTGAAAATAGTGCTGGTACACAAAGACTGGCCGCTGGATCACGGATCATAGGTGCTAAACTTGGTAGAAATGCAATATATGTTTGGTCTGATACATCTTTATTTACTATGAGATTTGTTGGTACTCCTTTTACATTTGCTTTTGAACAAGTTGGTAATAACTGTGGATTAATTGGAATGAATGCAG